CAATAATATACGTGATAAAATGGCCCTAAATGCTATTGACACGTATATTATAATGGATTTACAAGATGGGGGAAGGCATTTAAGTCATTGAAAATCCGGGGCGGGCCTCCTCCTACGACGCGCGAGCGCCGTACCCGCTCCGAAGAATGGCGCCACTGTGAATTTACCAGTGGCGCTTTTGTACGTCTGGAGGAAAATGAGCGAAGTCAATGAAAATCAGAACCCGGCTTTAACCGCTGGGAACACAAATGCGAATCTCGCCGGTACGGATCGCGATGAGGCAGCCGGGCAACCGTCCGCCGCCGATCTTGACGCCGCAGTCGAACAGGGAAGCGTTCCCGTACTCGATATGCTCGACCCTGACGCCGATCCGTTGGACGAAGAGAACACGTTCGACGTGAACCGCGCTGAGTTCAATGAACTGCGCGATGCTTTCCTGCGTTTGCTGGCACGAGTCGAGAAGTACAACAAAGGCGCCTCGCACAAGATTTAATCACTCCTCTGTAGCTCAACGGCAGAGCACTCGGCTGTTAACCGAGCGGTTATAGGTCCGAGTCCTATCGGGGGAGCCATTTTCAACACGTAGGTGGTAGCTCAGCCCGGCAGAGCACCGACATTAGGAGTCGGGCGTCGTTGGTTCGAATCCAACCCACTTGCACTTTTCAACGAAGGCCGCCGTCGTCGATCCATCTCTTTCGAGGGACACTTTGACGCTTAATCGCGCGGTCCTACCCGTAAAGCCGGGTAGATATTAGGCGGGCCGGACTATGCACAAGGTAAGGCTCAAAAAGAGCCAATTGGATTACTTCAAGAGGCTGGCCCGCGAATCTAAGCTGGAAATTCAAGCCTATCTCATTGGAGAAGTTGTTAACCCTCATCTGACAGTGATCGATTCCTTTGAATACACGAGGGAGTACGGTACCCAGACTGAGATTGAGGTAGCGTGGTACAAAACTGAGTTTGACCGCGTAGCGCGAAAGGCGGAGGAGCGCGGGAAACGAATCATCGGAGACATCCACACTCACGTCAACAGCGACACGATCCTGTCGGATCACGACTTCAAAGCCTCGTATATCATTGGCGCCCGTATTTGCGGTGTGTGCTCGGTGATGGGCGGGAAGACGAAGGTCCGCTTTTGGGTGCCCGATTGCGCGTTGCCCTGCGAAATCGTGTATGCGAAGAAAAAAGCAACATCTGAGTAACCTGAACCGAATCTTACGCGATGTGCGGCTTGTCCCGCGTCTCGCCATATTCGCCGAACAGTTGTCATTGATCCTTGACGCCGAGACAGACGAAGAGAAGACGCTTTACACAGCGTTGGCTCTGAGCGTCTTCGGCGATCCGAGACAGCTCCGCTGGTTTGAGCCGGACGATCCGCCGAACCCGGAGAAGTTCCTCACACGGTCTGACGCTGAGGCGACATCGAAGGTCAAAGAGGTTTGGGCGAACATTCTGGGGCAGAAGCCAAGGGAGAAGGCCGATGCAGGTTAGCGCAAAAGACGCACAAGAGTTTGGTAAGGTCTGGACGCACAAAGGCGTAGCGATCTTTCTGAGCGACATTCATCATCAGTTCGCGGCTGACTTTGCGAACGTAGTTCTCAAGTCGTTCATCGAGAACGCACAGCGACAGGCAGCAGCACGGGCCGCAGAAGCGGCCAAGCCGAAGATCATCACGGAGGGGGTTTCGTAATGCTCTACACACGGAAGACGTTCACGGTTCCGGCGACGCATAACACCGATCAGCGTAGATACGATTACGCAACGATGAAGAAAGACGATTTCATCGCGAAGTATGGTGAATACAGCGTTGAGCCGACCGTTCAGTCCGCTAAGTAAGGCGGATCATGACAAACATTATCGGCGACTTGTATGTTGGCGATGACGCCGATTACGAGAAGATCAAAGATCGTGGCGACTGGCGGTCGCTTCGATGCTGCAAAGAGGGACCGGGAGGTCATCGCGACTCGTTAGGGTACACAACGCCCGGCGCTCCTAAGGACAGCCCAGAGTATCTCGCCGCAATGAAGCGCAATCGTATGGCGCTCAACATGATTGACCCTGATGATCCTAACCTCATCCCTGAGGCGATGGTTAAAGAGGGACTTCAGTACGTTCAAAAGAAACTGGCACACGGCGACAAAGTATTGATTGCCTGTAACGCCGGTCATTCGCGCGGTCCCACAACTGCGATGTTGTACTTGCGGAGTATCGGAGAGCTTCCGAGCAACTTTATCAGCTCGGAGAGAGTCTTCCGAACGCTTTATCCGAAGTACGATCCGGGTCTCGGTGTCCGACAGTTTGCACGTAGCCACTGGGACACGTTTGAGAACCTCTTGAACAAGGATGGAAATGGATCATAACTACATGACCGAGGCCGCCCGGCATCTCGGCGGCGAACACGAGAAGCCAAAGAAAGAAATCAGCCACATCACGCATCGCAAGTCGCACAACGGCGATCATATTTTCGAGCATCATCACACTCGCCCCGACCATCACCCGATGGAAACGCACACAAAGCGCGGAGATGATGAGATGGTCGAGCACATGCTTACTCATGCCGGGACGCCTAATCCCGGTGAGCAGGAAGCGGACGCCGGTACACCCGACGCAGCTCAGATGCCCGCTGCGGGCGCACAGCCGTCACCCATGCCCGGTGCGGCCCCTACAGGAATGGCGGGGTAATGGCAAACGACGGCCAAAAGATTGCAGATGATCTGAAGGACACATTTACCTTCAAGAATGCTCGCGACGCAGTGTCCCACGCCGTTGATACGGCCAAGCATTATCTGGGAGTCGGTGATTCTTCCCCGGCGCCTCAGAGCAAGCCGGATAACTCAAATCAGGATAGCCCTATAAAGTCCGCGAATGAAGCATTCAAGAACGCGGCTAAATCTCTACTTCCGAAGTACAAGAACGGTACGGATTACGTCCCCGAGACCGGTCCGGCGATCCTGCATAAAGGGGAGGCCGTGCTTACCAAAGAGGAAGCAGACAAGCATAGAGCACGTAAGTCGAGCGGGCACACAGACACAGTTCAATTGAGCAAGCATCGCGTGGTAATGCACCTTCACAAAGGCGGCCTACATCGCGCGTTACACATTCCTGAGGGTGAGACGATCCCGAAGGAAAAGCTCAACGAGGCGCGTAACAGCAAGAACCCTCATGTTCGCGAGATGGCAAATCTCGCTCACACGATGGAAGGCTGGCACAAAAAGTAAACAACGGCGCCCATAACGGAGAGGTATGGTTCTTAGCCGGTTACGGCAACTCGCACAGGAAGCACGCGAGCACCCGAACTATCAGTTCAGGGACATCTCAGAAGACGCACTACTTGAGATGGCACAAAAGAGCTTCCAGCGATTGTCTAGCGCACAGCAAGAGAAGGTACAGAAGAGTTGGATCAACGCTCTGACGGCTGCCGGAGAGACTCTCAACGAAGTCACGGGCACGGAGCTTCTAATCTTCCGTTTCCTTGCTCAGACAAATCTGTTCTTTCTGTGCAACCTGCTAGAGAAGTACAGTCAAGTCACCGTCAAGACACACGAAGACATTTGCAACAAGTTCTTTGTGCAGAAGAATCCCACATTCGCGACGTTCGAGAAGTTTGCAAACCAGTACACCGATCTCAAGGATCGAATGCTTCTGGTACCGCGCGGTGGGTTCAAGTCTTCAATCGACATGGCGGATTGCGTCCAGTGGATCATTTCATTCCCTGCAATCACCATTCTGATTCTTACTGGAACTTTGCAGCTCGCCACAGACTTTGTAGGCGAAATCAAGCAACACTTCACACTTGAAGAGAACGGCATTCCCGATCCGAAGACCGGAAAGAGCGGTCACGGTCCTAGAAAGATGATGGACAAGGAAACGGGCGAGTGGAGTGATAGTTTGTTCCAAGTGCTCTTTCCCGAGCATTGCACGGCGCCCGGCGACGGGAAGCAAACCGAATTTCAAACGCCAGCGGGCGGTGACGAGAAGGAACCGACAATCCGCGCGGCATCTATCGAACAGGCTTTGTCCGGTATGCACTTTGGAGTGCTGAAGCTGGACGACGTTGTAACGAACGAGAACAGCTTGACGGTAGATCGTCTGGAAAAGACGAACAAACAAATTAGCGTCAACCGGGCCATGCTTCACCCGTATGGCTTTATGGATGTCATCGGTACGTGGTACGACGAGAAGGACTACTACGGTAAGACGATTAAGCAGGAAGAGACGTTTGCTGAAGAAGAGGGCCTACAGGAAAATATCAAAGGCTCCGTCGATAGCGGTCGTTTCAATAGCTCCGTTTATGTCAACGTCTACCTGCGGGCCGCACTTTGGTTGAACGACAAAGCCGCTGAAGCCGGAAAGATTGAGGCTGAGGCGGTAAAGACTGACTACGAGTTGTGGTTCCCGGAAAGGTTGTCTTACGAGTTCCTTGCGAAGGAACGTAAGAAAGACCAAGACGGGTTCGCAATCAAGTACCTGAACAACCCGCGTCAGATAAACAAGATCAAGTTCCCGCGCGAGCTTCTCACGCGGCGGACGATCCCCCATAACCAGTTACCGGCACAAGGCATCGTAGTTACGACGGTCGATACGGCGTACTCTACAAAGTCTTGGGCAGACTACACGGTGATTATGACCGCGCTGATCTACGGCGGGCGGTTCTACATCGTGAACATGACTCGTGGGAGATACAACGAATACGAACTACCGGCAGTCATCGCAGCGACAGGGCGTAAGTGGAAGCCTAAAAAGATCGCAATCGAAGACTCGGTAGGTGTGAAGTGGATGGGCCGCGAACTCCGGCGCGAAATGGACAAGCTCCAAATCGCGATCCCCGTTGAGTATGTGTCCCTCGGCCTCGGAACAAAGGCCAAAGCGAAACAGATGAAGGCGAAGCCCGTGCTTCGCTTGCTCGGTGATGAGCGAATGTACTTCTCAAACGCCTGTGAGGGACTTGAGGAGATTTACTCGGAGCTGGAACAGTTCACCGGTACAAGTGATGACGCGCACGACGATATTGTCTCTGCGTTGTCGTTGCTCGCCGATCAATTCGGCGCCTATGCCGACATGGACAGCAAGATCAATTACGTGAATACGCAGTACGCAACAAACCAACAGGCTGCCGAGATTCACGATCTTGTCCACTGCATCGGCAAATACGCGTATCTGAACAAGGCCGGTCAGTCGGACGACAATCCGGTTACCGCCTTCCAGATTGAGCAAGCCGGGAACACGGACGGGCAAGGTTTCATCGATCCGTTTGCGGATTTGATGTAGGAGAGTAGATGTCACTTCCAGAGACGGACGGCAGTCAGAGCCGGTCCCTTACGCCTGAGGACTACGGAAAGGGCGGACAGTTAAAGACCGCCAGTGCCGATCTCGCTCTGGTCGTTGGTGCCGCTCGGAAGTCCGAGTCATACATTTCAAACAAACAGTGGAACCTTCTTTGGCGCGACGCTGATCTTTTGTATCAATCGCCGCGTCCGTTGTCGGTTTACGAGAACACATACATCCTCGAACCAAATGTTCAGCGGTTCACGGTTGCCAAGGTAGCGAATGCGGTTGTACCGCAACTCTACAAAGGTTTGTTCTACGCCGATCCCCCGATGGTTCTGCGCCCACGTCCCGGAACGAGTCAGAAAGTCGTTGACGCAAAGACGACCGTCTTCTCGTACTTGCTGGATTCCTGCAAGTTCAAAACAGAGACAAAGTGGGGCCTCGAACAGATGGCCGTATTTGGTACGGGCATTTGGAAGTGGGGTATCGATTTTCAAGAGGTTGTTACAAAGAAACGCGAAGCGACGGTCTCGACCCTGCGGTCCGGGCCGGTTGACGCACAGGACACGGTACAGATTCCGAAGGACGAGATACCTAACATTAAGAAATCGGTTCGTTTCGTACCGCGTCCGTTCTTTGAAAGCAGACCTCTCGACAAGGTTCTGGTCGATCCGAAGTGCAATGTCGGAGATATTCGACATGCTGATTTCGTTGTGGATGTCCGCTACATGGACTTCTACCAACTCGACAGGATTCGCAAGTCACTTGAAGAGCTGAGAGAGAAAAAGCCGGATCATCCCGACCTTGAAGGTTGGAAGCTCCCGAAGGGCGAAGAGGAACTCAAGAAATGGTGGATGCCTCCCACCCAGTCGGACGGCCCTGAAATTCTCGGCACAGATCAAACGACCTACGCCAATGGCGCCGTTCACCATTCAGAAGATGTGAACATTGAAGTGACCCCGGACCTTCTCTTTAAGAAGATGGAGGTTTTGGAATACTGGGACAAGGGCCGCAAGATTATGGTTATTGACCGTAATCATGTGATCTTCTCCGGTAAGAACCCCTTCAATCAGATTCCGTTCCTTTCTGCTAATTGGTGGAACCGTCCGAAGGCGTTTTACGGCATGGGCCTTGGCCTGATCGTTGGACAGAACCAACGAGTCGATCAAGGGACTATCAACGCAATTCTCAAACTCTTGTCATTCGGTGTGAACCCGGTTTACCTGCGTAAGCGTGACACAAACGCACCGACGCAGATGATCCGTACCGGTCTCGGTAAGATTCTCACGGTTGACGGAGAGGTTGACAAAGCATACAAGTTGCTCGACATTCCGAAGATTCCCGGCGAAGTGTGGAACGCACTCGCGGAGTCCGAGAAGGCAACAGAGAGTAGCTCCGGCGCCGACCAAGCACTTGTGCAAGGCTCGACAGCCGGGCCGCGAACTTCGATGGGTCGTACAGCGGGCGGAGCTGCCCAACTTGGGGCCGCCAGCGCGACGCGTCTTGACGGTCCGCTTGACAACTTCATCGAACAAGTATTCAGCCCATTCCTGTACATCTTGGATGAGCTGGTAATGTCCTACATTTCTGATGCGGAAATCTTTGCCATCCTCGGCGACGAGATGGGCAAGGATTACGAGCTTGATCTTCAGGCATACCACGACGCGCGTATCTCGTATGAGGTTCTTGCGGGCGCGGCACTTGCCGCCAAGCGAACAATGGCTCAGTCAATGACGCTGTTGACTCAGATTCTTGAGAACCCGCAAATTGTCGATCAGCTTGCGGACATCAACGGCGAGTACATCGACTGGAAAGTCATCGTCGCTATGTGGATCGAAGCGTCAGAGTGGAAAGACAAGAACGACATCATCAAGCCGATGACGGATCAGATGAAGCAAGACCGGCAAGCAAAGTCACAAGCCGCTCAAGCTCAGTCGAAGGCCGCCATCACAGCTCAGACTAATCAGCAGAAGTTCCAGCAGAAATCCGCACTGGATCAGCAATCCGCTGATAACCGAATCAAACGCGATCTTGTGGTCAACGCATTCCGCCAAAACGGGCAAAGCGAAGCCGCAGAGGGCGTACCGAGTCTCACGGGACTCCAAGGTTCTATGCCTGAGGTCGTTTAGCAATCTTGAGGTATCCGTCTCGATGGAGAGGCGGATACCTTTGAGCCACTTGGGGGAGAAGTGGAAACACATAAAAGTTTTGAGCCGGAAGTAGTTCTGGATCACACCGAACGCGCTTTAGTCGCGCACGCGGTAGCCACGAACGGTTTTCCGATCATTCACCGTCTCATTCGCTCCGAAGTTGACAAGTTCATTGTTGGACTCATCAACACTGGGGTAGAGAACGAGGCAGCGATTGTCGCAAATCACCGTCTTGCGAAGGCAGCCGCACAGGTCTACACAGCCTTTATGAACCGCATCAACTTCGAGGTTGAGGCGTTCAGGGCAGCAG